GATGGAATGGGTGTAGGGGCCTGCGCCCGTCTTGGTGTCAGTACCGCCGAGGATGGAGCGAAGCAGCGCGGGGAAGGTGTCGGCGTAGAGGTACGTCTTGAATTCCAGTTCATCGTGCCGTACACCCTGAATCTGATCGTAGACAGTCGTGGGCGAGCCGCGCAGGGCTTCGTCGCGAAGGAAGATTTGCTGCGGCGTAATCTGCGGGGAGGTAACGGGCATCCAGTAGACGGTGCCGGTGGTGGGTAGCGTTCCCTCGGTGGTTTCAATGACCATGCCGAGGTAACTATTGGCTGTTAAGAATGGACCGGCCATGATGTTCCTTAGTTGCTAGGGGTGGGGGTTGATTCGGGAATGTCTACTTCGGGCGCTACAGGGGCAACGGGGGGCGTTACAGCCGATTCCCAGCGACCGTCGCCGGGGTCAGCGTCAAGCGCGTAGGACTGGCCGGGTGACGCGACGAGGACGGCACCGTCAACGATGATGTTCGGGTAAACCCGTTCTTGGCTATCGGTGTAAATAAACACTGGATTCCTTAGTAGGTTGGCGGGCGTTACGAAACGTAACTGGACCCGGCGGTGATTTCTATGACGGTGACGCGAACGGTGCTGACTACCTGCGTGATTTGGCTGGCGTTCAGTTGCTTCGGGTAGTAGCAATTAACGTCTAGATCCGTGCCGCCATTGACGGAGCCTTCGCCCCACTGGAAGATTGGACCGCCGCCGCCGCAGTTCTTGCTTGCGCGGATTGCGTTGGTCAGCGCGTCAAGGAAAGCCTCGTTAGCCGCCGCGCCATCTTCGGCCTTAGGCGTGGACGCGCGGAAGATGCAGGTGAATACGAATTCGTAAGTGATTTCCTTACCGCCACCTGTAGCGCCGGTCAGTTCGATGCGCTTCTCCGATTGGCGCTCTATGTAGGGGAAGATGATGACACCCAGCCCCGACCCCGGCGTTGCGTCTAGGTAGAAGTCGCCTTCGTCGGTAATCTTCGGCGGGAAGGTCTTGACGCTGTTCGGCCCAACGTTGGGGATACCAGCCGCGCCCAAGTAGGCGACAATCTGGTTCCGTACAGTCTCGCGACTCACGAACGGCCCCAGGTGACCTTGAACGGCTCCAGGAGGTCGTAGGCTTGCGCTTCCTCGTCCAAGTGCGTAGCGCGACCGCTGGAGGATGCTGGCTCGCCCATATCGGAAAGGATGAGCGCACCCTGACCGCGCTCCTTGATTAGCCCGACGATGAGGTGGATTACCGCCTGCTTGACCGACGCGGGGATTGAACTGACGCTAACGCCGGACCCGTGCTTGAAGGCTAGGGGGTTGGTAAGGGTAATCGTGCTACTGCCGGTCGCGTAGGACGACGAGACTTGAACGTACTCGTCCATTTGCCCGTCCCAAATGGTGATATGCATACCGGGGTAAATACCCGTAGGGTCGCTAACGGTGATGGACGTGGCCCCGACCGCCGAGGTGGATGTGGTGAAGGTATTGGCCCAGCCATTGACGTAGGTCCACTGGCAAAGCATTTCCGTCTGGTAGCCCCAGCGCCCGCCCGCGATACCCAGCGACCCGAAGTAAAGCCCTAGTGTGCTCGGCGCGGTAATCCAGAATTGGTCGCGGTCGATGAAACAGTTGGATGACGACAGAGTGATTTCCTGAAGGCCCGACCCCGGTCCCCAGCCCGTTTGGAAGTCGGTCACGGCGAGGATGGGGGTGAAACTAGGGCCGATGACGATGTTGCCGCTACGGTTCGGGCGATACCAGCCCTGCTCGGTGTTGCTAGTCGCGTTGAGCGTTCCCAGTTTGCCGTAGCAGAAGTTGTCGGCCTTGGACGATGCGCGAACAATGAGTTCGTAAAGTGCGCGGTCCTGTACGGCCTGCGAACTGTTGGGGATTAGATTCGTAAAGTCCACCACGGCTGCGGTGGGGCTGAACTTGACTTCATCCAGCGACACATAGGGTTCAACAACGCCTTCGGTCTGTGAAAACGGTGCGACTACCATCCCTACGCCTTTTCTAAGTTGGTGCCGTCACAGCGACCGCAATGGTCGCGGTACAGCGAATTGAACCCGCAGTCCACACATCGGAAGCCTCGGGCGCTGCGGAAATTGGTGCCAGCGATTGCGAAGTCGCCGGACTTTACTAACGCCTTGGCGGTGTTGCCTTCGACGTGGAACGTTCCGTCTTTCTGGCGCGGGATTACCGAGCCTTCATTGACGGTGATTTCTTTAAGGCCACGGTCTGATCCGACTAAGCGTGACATTATTCCCCTTTGCGAACGGGCAGGGAGGCGGGCGAGGGAAGGGGACACCCCCACCCGCCTCAACCTGCGTTGCTAGACACCTACGGCGAACAGCCTGTCTAAGTGCCTAGCGACTTGTTGGTCAGAATCAACCAGTGATGCCGGTGACGATGCCGGACCACGCGGGAGCGCGGAAGGCAACGGAACCGAAGGTGTAAGACGAAATGTCGTACGAAAACCCGATTTGTGGCCACTCGATAATCATCGAGTCGACGACGTTGTGGACCTCGACGGTCTGGCTTACACCACTGTCCGGGAAGGGCAACTGCTTGCTGTGGATGATGGCGACACCAGCGGGGGCGAAGCGGTGGGTGACGAGGTCAACCATCGTTCCGGTGGCCTCGTTCTGGATTGCGTTGATGAGCGAACCCAAGACCGCGCCGTCCTGACCCGTGGTGTAGTTCAACCGGTAAGCCGCGTTGCTGGCGTTGGACTGCATAGCCTTGGCAAGCGCACGGCGAACAGCAGCCGTGGTGAACACAACGTCGGGGTCGGCCATCGTGCTGTTGAACAGCGACACGAAAGCGTCCTGCAGGAACCCACCGGGCTCGGCCTGTGACGAGACCAGACCGTTGAACTGGTTCTGGTAGCCACCCGACTGGGCGAAGGTGGAGATGAAGCCGTCGTAACCCGAACCGCTGTTAGCACCAGCGGCGTAGGTGTTGTACGATCCGTCCGAACCGGGGTAGGTGCCGGTGATAGCGGCGAAGGCCAAGCCGGTGACACCCGAAGCCAGCGAAGGCGTTGAAGCCTTGTAGGTAGTACCCGAAACGACGACGTAGATGTTCACACCAACGGCGCTGTAGGGGGGCGTACCCGTCCACGTTACCTTGACACCCTGACCGGCGGTGGCGTTCGTAACCGTACCGGCTGAAACACCAGCAGTCTCACCGTAAGCCGATGAGAGGGTGATGTAGACAGCAGACGACGACGTGGCGGGAAGGCCCGAGCCAGTGGTGTCGTTAGCGGCGGTCGGCGAAACCAAAGCGGCGGTCGGCAGCGCGGTCGAAACGGCGTTCATGAGGTTGCGCTCTTCGGCAAGGAAGTGCGACCAGATAAGCGCGGTGTGCGACAACTGACGAAGGTCCGTGTAGCCCTGACCAGCGAACTCGGCCTGGAGCGAAACGCTGTCGGACAAACCCTGCTCGACGAACGACTTGACAATCTTGTCAGCGGCGTAGGTGATCTTGCCAGGACGGTTCAGCGAAACGCCACCGAACGACGTGCTAGCCGACGTGCTGCTGAAGAATGACGACGTGATGCCGACGCCACCCACACCTGCGTTGGACAGGCCGGTGATGCGACGGAATTCGAGCGCCTGACCCTGAGCCTTAACGCGGGCGATGCTGTTGCGCAGGTAGAGTTCCTTCGGAATCAGCAGCGAAAGCACCGGGTCGAGGTCGTACGGCACCAGACCGGAGACACCGGAAATCGTGCTGTTCAGCGGGCTGGTAAGCGTCAAGTCCTTCTGCAAGTCGGCAAGGCCGTCAAGCGAGGACTGGACAGCAGCCAACTGGTCGCCGGAAACGGCCTTGGTGATTTCCGAGGTCAGCGCTTCAATGCGGTTGCCGACGTTGGTCGTCTTGGTGATGCCACGCGTCGGATCGAAAGAAATCTCGCCCCGCTTGTGCGCGTTCAGGGTGTTGGTGTGGACTGCGCTGAGGGCTGACTTGTAAGCCTCAAAGCGTGTGACCTGGTCTGCTGGCGAAAGGCCAGCGAACATCTGGTCAAGGTTGGGAGCGGCTAGTGCCATTCTTGGGCCTCTTTCTTTTTAGTAGTTGGAGTTCTGCGCTTCCAAGGCACGGGCTGTGTCAAGGAATTGGTTGCGCATGGCTGGGTCGGTGAGTTGCGCGGCGACGTTGCGAAGGCGTGACGCTTCCACTTCGTTCGCCAGCACGGTTGCCGACTTTTGGGTTTGTGCTTGGGTAGCACGGAGGGCGGGACCGCCCGGTGCAGCCATTGCCTTTACGTCATCCAACGCGGCCTTCAACAGTTCAATCTGTTCTTTCGCCTCGTCCAATGCCGTCTTAGTGGTAATGGCTCCTTCAAGGCCCAGCGCCTTGACGATTTCGGTTCGCAGTTCCGACTTGACTTCGTCGGTTGCGTCGTCTGCCGATGCAGACTTGATTAGGTCAGCGCTAACGCCGAGTTGGACATAGGCCATCGTGTCATCCTTTGATTGGTCAAATGGTGCGGCGGTTTCGCCTTCGGTTGCTTCGTTCTCCCACCAGCACAGGAAGGCGTTAAGCGCTCCGGTCAGTTGCATAATGTCCACGGTTTCGTCGTCACCCGTGGCGTATTCGTCCAGTTCGGCCTTGATTACCGAAACCAGCCCGTCGCGGATTGACGACAGTTGCGCGGGGTCGTGGAGCCACTGGTCGTCGCTCGATGCTTTGGCGAGGTCCGTTACGAACTTGACTAGGTCGGCGTCCACGGCTTTCCACTCGTCGGGGATAAGCGATTCCTGACCCAACGCCTTCGCGCGGGCCTTGATGTGGGCGATGCTTGCGGCGCGGTTCTTGGCGCGTCCGATGGACTGGATTGCGTTCTTCAGATCCTCGACGCTTTTGATGGGGAAGCCACCACCGGGCATAGCCTGACCGCGTGAGGCCATCTGCTTGCGCTCTGCGTCGCTGTAATCCTTCTTGGCGAGGTCCGGCTCCGCATCCTTCATGTCGCGGTTAGGGCGGTCCTGGGGGATTGTCTGGTTGTCGATGGTCGCGTTCTCAATCCGGCCCTCGGGCTGGTTGCCTGATCCGTCGCACACGTCGCAGGGGGTTTCCTGCGTGTTGCCTTCAACGTTCGTTTTCTTGCCCAAACCGGCGCACGATTGGCAGGGCTGGGGCTGG